TGGTGATCATAGATTTAAAATCAAAGCAGCAAGTTTTCAAGATGCTAAAATTAGTAAGGTCAAAATAAAACTAAAACCTAATGCAGTTTATACTGTTAATGCCTCGGGAAGATACAAAGGCAAGGGAGTAGAGCAGGGTCTTATTGAATCCTTTGGTAGAAAACCAAAGGAGCGTAACGGAAGATTTACCGATGGCACCAGAATTTTTGCAGACTTTGTTAAGAGTGCCAACGATAATGATGACTTACAAATTGAAGCAACTCAAGGTAAGTTCAAGACGGATAATAGAAGAAAACTTGATGGTCACAGCACTTTTGATTTAACTTATTCACTTGATGCATCTGCTCAATTTAAAACAGAGGTTGTCAAAAAAATTGACGACTCATTCATGAATCGTTTTGCAATCTCTCCTGTCCCACCATCAAACGTGCGTGGTAGTGATTTTGCAGGCATTCAATATGCATTCATCTATGAAGAGAACTTTCCTTACGATGGTGAGTATAAGTTCAAAGCGATGGCAGATAATGTTGGTGAAGTATATATTGACAACGAGTCAATATTTCAGTTCAGAAGATTCAAGGGTGGACCAGATGTAGTTAAGAAATTCATTAAAGCAGGTGTTCACAAAATTAGATGTGATTTGTATAATGTTCCCATTAAAGAAAAGATTAAACGGGTTCAACCATCCCCCCAACCTGCAAATGAAGAGTTGTTGATTGACTATAGAAATCTTCATCCAGCAAATAAAAAAATTAATGTGTCATCCGATGGCACGTTAATTAGACTTAGAGACGGTGACGGAAGAGACACTAATTCTTCCCTTAGAATTATTAGTTCTGATGTTGATGCAAGATTTTCTAAAGATGGAAGAAGATTAATCTATGACACGAGTAAGGATGGAACAATCAAAGTAAGATTTGAATGGAATGATAATCCCAGAACGGCAGGTCTTGCCGTAGAAAGAATTAGAATTGGTAATAGACTTCTTGGATCAAATAGGAATATCAAGAGCAAAAAATCTGGAAGAGATACTGACACGATTACTGTCAAGGCAAATAAAAATAAAGTTAATCCTAGATCAACACAATCCACCGGTGAAAAACCAACAGAGATTTTTAATACTCTTGATTACATCAACAGAGCAGACAGAAAACTCTATAGAATAAATCCAAACGCTGGAAAAGATTCTAATTTCCTGAACAGATTTGGTGTACTGCCATTTAATCCTGCTGCTGTTGAGAGAGAAGAGGTTCTTGTCCCTGTCAAGTCACCACCTCAACCAAAACCAAGAGCAACGATTGAAAGAGATGGTGATGAACTTTTTCTTAAAGTAACTGGTGGCGGTAGAGTCAAAGTTGATTTTAGATTAAAGGTTGATGATAACTTAGTCACCTCTGGGGTTTTTGCAAGAGAAATTGTCATCAAGACTGATGATAATGATTTAAAACTTAAAAGAGATCTTAGAGTAGTTCGATATAGAAAAGGAACTGGATTACGTGGTAAAGAGAAAGAAACAATTACAGGTTCTGGCACCTTCACCGGTGGAAAGACTTATCGTATTAAAGTTATTGGTGGTAGTCCAACATCTGGTTTTAAAACAATTGACAAAACTACAGTTGGGTTTGATGATGATATTAAAAACGGATATGATAGAAATGGATTGCTAAGAATTACCAACGTAAAAATTCTTCAGGAGTCAGATGCTAGGTATGAAACCAAACAGAATCAAGTTACTAAAGTTGTAAAGAGATTCCCTCAAAAACCAAATGCTTCAACTGATGCATATGCTGGTATTCATGTCATCAGATGGGAGCATGTAGAATTTCCTGTGGACGGAAACTATAATATCACCACGATGGTTGATGATAATGCAAAGATTTTTATTGGCAATCGTGATGGTAATGGAAGAAAAGCAATCGGTAATGGTTTAAGAAGTGTAGAGAAGGGTGGCGATGAAGTTATTATTGAGAAGAGAGGATTTGTTCAGGGATCTAGTACAGGCAAGAGTGTTGATACCAGATTCTTTAGAAAAGGAAAGTATAGAATTCGTGTAGAACTTGAGCAGATTCCTGGCAAACCTTTAGCAAAAGGTAATCCCATGGCATTTGCTATGAAGATTCAGTCTCCTGGTGCTGAAGCGATTGAAGTTATCTCTGCACGCAGTTGGAATGAAAACCCCATGGGTGTAGCAGTTAAGATTGATCCGCCTCTACCTCCTATTCCTCAGGAACCAGTTCCCAGAGCACCTGGTAGATGTCCTAATAATCCCATCTGGTCTACTAGATTTCCTGATGGTGACAAGAAATGGTGGCCAGTAACTCATGCTAATCAAGATGGTTCTAAAACTTGGTCTAAGTTTATGAATCGTTTTGCGGTATCACCAATCCCCCCTCTTTCTACAAAAGGAACTGCCCAAGGCGGAATTGTATTCAGTAACTCATGGAATGTTGAAGTCCCCTATGATGGTTTCTATGGTATGAAGGGAACCGTTGATAATGGTGGTAGGATTTTGGTTGACGGTAAAGTTATCATGCAAGGCGGATACTTTACTGGTGCAAAGTTTGCGAGTTCTGATAGAACTCTTGAAGGTTTCGGTTCTGAAACTCCTCAAACTGTTAAGTTCCCTTTGACTCAGGGAAATCATAAGATTACAGTTGAGGTTGAGAACAGAGCACAAACAAAACAAAAGAGAATAAAGAGGACTATATTTAATACTGCTGACTGGGCAATTGAGCAGGCAATCCCTGTGACACAGAACAACACTTATGATGTTGTTTATATTGATCTTCATCCTAGAAATAAAAACCTTAAAGTTTCTGGTGATAGAAAAACTGTCAGAATGTTAGATGGGGGTGGTGACGACACGAATGCCAAATTAATTATTACATCTGGCGATGCAACCTTCTCTGACGACGGAAGAAAAATTTCTGGAAAAGGAGTTGTTAGAGCACGACTTGAGTGGAATGATGATCCAAATAATAAAGGGATTGCTGTTTCAGGAGTTGTTATTAATGGTGTGAGACTCTCAAGAGATACTAAATCAGTCTCTAAGGAAAAATCTTTTAGAATTACTTATGAGGATTTAAATCCATCAAACCTTCCCAGCACAGGTAGAGGATTCAATCCAACCCGTACTGGTATCAAAGTTGTCAAAAATGGAAAGCGAATTGAACTCAAAGATGGTAGAGGTAGTGATGCGAATGTTGAGTTTGAAATTTTGTCACCTTCCCCTGGAGTGAGTGCTAGATTCTCTGATGATGGGAGAGAACTCAAGGTTAAAGGAAATGGCGATGTTCCAATTAGAATTAAGTATGATGACAATCCAGGATATGCCGGTGAGGCAGTTAG